GTCGGCAGCGTCAGATGTGTATAAGAGACAGACGCAGGATCACCCCGGAATATCCTCCGATGATGGACCGCCTGTCAGCCTCGGCCAGCGCACGCCACAGGTTCAGATCATCGAACCGCTGCCTGATATCTGCCTCCAGTGGGCTTTCCTTGGCCTCCTCAGTCTCCCACAGATCCGGGTTGCTCTCCCAGGTCTTGAGGATGGTCTTGTCCACCGCCGACCGCGCGAGGCCGTTGCGATGGTACATGTCGTAAAGCTGCTTGAACGTCAGTGTGACTGGCCAGCCATAATCAGCGTAATGGTTATGCTTCGTTTCGGCGAAGTAGCCCGGAAAGATCGTTTCCAGCCTTCGCGCCGAATTAAGTATTGCCTGCATCACGCCCACTGGCTGTCTCCATCATGCCGCGCGGGTGCGGTTCTTCTTGCTCAAGAACATCTGCGCCGTGGCTTTCTCGCCCAGCATCAATTCCGTCATCGCCCAAACCAGCGCGTCGGCCCGGTCAGGCGATCCCTCACCCACGAAACCGGACGCCGTGAAGTTGCAATTGTGTACCTGTCTCTTATACACATCTCCGCGCCCACGAGACGG